CGTCAATAGCATCTTCTAATTCAATATTTTCTTTTGATAAAGCTACTTGTATGTTATTTTCTAACATCTGCTTTTCTTCTTCATCTGGTTCTAATTCTATAAATATACCAAAGTCATATAAGTGCAATTCTTTCATCTCTTCTAATGTTGCTACATTATGTCCACCAATTTTTTGAATAAACGCTTGTTTTGCGGGGGAATATTCTATTATATCAGATACTCTCAACGAAATACACTCTGCAACTTCAGCAGTTAAAAATAGTCCAGACTGCAATATATGTCTCGTTGCGGTATTACTATTAGCAGCTGCCATTTTTTGTATACCAACTAAAGCGTTTTTATCTGGCATAGCAGCATCTCTTGCTTCATTTAATCCGGTTACATCTCTTATCATTTGTAAATAATAATTGTATGTTTGAATTAAATTTTGTAACTTTCCACTACCAGATCCAGATTGTATTTCTTGAATAGGTATTTTACCTGGATTCATATCACCTTCAGATGTTAATGATCTACCAATAATACTACCTGTTTGGAAGAACATGTTTAATGCTTCTTGTGGATTGTAATTTGTCCCGTTACCAAGATCAACCTCAGCTAAACCGTCAGCATCTAAATAAACACCATCAGGAACCATTCTTGCTAGTACCTGCTGTATCTTTAAATGAGTTAATTGAATCATATCAGCAAAACCAGTTATGCGTTTTACTAATGATTCAATTCTACCTTTATATACTCTTGGAG